AGGTACAGAAGAATATAAACTAGAAGGCGGAAAAGGTGACAAAGAAAAAGACAAACAAATTTACGAGGAGGCTATGAAAAAATGGCGCTCCAAAAAACTAAGGAGATAAAATGGAAATCTTAAAAAGCGTGGGAAAATCCCTTTTAAGCGCATTACTAACTGAAAAGTTTCTAAAAGAACTTATCATATTTCTTCTCGAAAAGCTTGTAGCTAAAACAGACAACAAACTTGACGACGAAATCGTAGCCAAAGTAAAGGAAGCTCTAAAGTAATTCATGAAACGAATAAAGCTAGTAATCCCGCTAAAGCCATACAGTCTAAACAAAATGTACTACCGCGACGGTAAAATAAAAAAGACTGAAGCTAGAAACTGGGAGAACGCTGTAATCGAATATCTAAGGGACGAAAAAACCCAAAAAGACCTTGAACAATTTAGAGAATCTTTCAATCCTAAAAAACACTACCTAGAAATCCACCTTTTATTCTTATACCCCAAAGAACTATTATTTACCAGGGAAGGCTCATGTAGTTCTAAAGTATTTGACGCTACTAACGTGGAAAAGCCTTTAGTAGACGTAATATTCTTAAAATCCCACTCAACATCTCGAATAAGAAATCTCGAAATAGATGATAAATTTATAATGGACTTAGTTTCAAAAAAAAGATCTGCTGAAAAGCATCGAATGGAAATTACAATTTATATAAAAGATCTTCAAGATCTTCAAGATACAGAGCAACCTTAGTCTTAGCATAAAAAGGAACTTTACACTCCCCCCAACGCTTATAGTCTGATACGTCTTTAGCATCACAATAACCTAAGATCTCCACCTCTCGCTTATCAAGATCTACCGACGTAAAAGCCAAAATGTCCTCCTCAGAAGGTTTAGAATACAAAGAATCAGATTTTTGGAATAACCATGATTTTCCATAACGCTCTACACTAGCAAGACTTTGAGATTTTACATGTACAAAACCATAATCAGAAATCAAATCAGCCGAAAAAGACTTTCTCCGACCTTCATAGATTTTCATATCTGGCTTAGTGCATTTACGGTTCTTTCGATTCAAATCCTTATAAACCGCCCACTCGCCTAAAGTACCGCAGATAATATCCTCAATCATTTTATCTACTCGACTCTCACCTCTATAAGCATAACATGATTTAGACAATCCCACTCGATCATGAGCAAAAGCAACGCATTTATCATACAAGTACTTACTTATTTTTATTTTTTTCGCCATATAACCTACAAAAGTATAAAAAGTAAAATAGTTAAAACTGAAGTCCAATTAAGAGCCTTGGAAGCCTTTGCCTCTTCCTCTACTTCTTTAACTCGATCTTCAACTACTCTAATTTTAGTATCTTGAGCTATAATAACCTTTTTCTGGCTATTAATAGTCTTTTCCTGAGCCTCTACGACCTTAGTACACTTACTAAGTACTTTATCACACTCACTTGTCATCCCTATAGGACTGTAAATCAGACATGAAATCATCACGCAATTTATTAGAATTTTCTTCAGCATTTTGAGCCTCCTTCTTAGCTTCTTTTATTTGCTTATTTAGTTTTTTTACTTTCAACTCATACATAATACTTTTAACCGCACTTTTAATTATATGAACAATGTGATCAATTAACAACTTTATCATTATTTAATATCTCCATACTTGTTTCCAACTTCCGGATCAGCATTTAAAGGTACTGAAAGTTTAGTAGTATTCTCCATAAGGAATTTCATGATCTTAACAACTCTCTCAACATCTTTTTCAGCCGCGCTCACCACAATTTCATCATGAATCTGCATAATAATATGAGCATCCAAACCTATTCTTTTAAACTCCCTAGAAATAGCCACACAAGCTCTATTAGTTATGGAAGCCGCCATAGACTGAATAGGAAAATTTAACGCATTATTAATAGCCGCTCGATACTGCTTACTTAAATATTTCATCTGCTTATATTTTTTAGGACATCCGTGATATTTCTTCCACAAAGATAAAGAATCTCCTAACTCTTCACCATGAGCAAAATGAAGCTTTTTTAGCATGGGCAAATGCCGAACCCTTCCAGCTCTACTTTTTACATATCCGAACTTTTTGGCAAAATCAATAAGATTGTCCATACGGATTTTTAAATCAGGATAGGTATGAAAATAAGAATCAATGATCTCATCAGCATCCTCTGTAGAGATATTTAAGGTCTTTGAAAGTTTAAAAGACTGCATTCCGTACCTTAGACCTAATGAATAAACCTTAGCATCCTGCCTAAGATCTGGTTTATGATTTTTCAAAAAATTATCCGCCTTCTTATCAGCGGAATACTCATCCGACAATCCATGAACCCCGATAGCCGTTTTTGAGTAAAAATCTTCTCCATTTCTAATCATATCCAACAAAGCCGGATCTTCAGAATCATCAGCAAAAACAACAACCTCCAAAGAACTATAATCGGCACCCACTAACTTTCTACCAGAACCAGAAATGATACAATCCCTGATTACATTATTATATTTCTCAACTAAGGGATCAACTCCGGAAACCTTTCTAGGTAATTGCATCAAATCTCCACCTAAACGTCCTGAAGTAGTCCTATGCATAAACCATCCTGGAAAAAATGATCCGTCTATATTCTGCTCCAGGTATCTATCAATATAAGTCCCCTGAAGCTTCACAAGCCTATTAAAGACCATAAGATCTTTCACCCACTCGTACTTATCAGCTACTTTCATCAAAAACAAATGATCTACTTGAGGATTACCCTTCTCAGTACGACTAACCGGCTCCTCCTGAAGCTCATCAAAAAATAAACGCTTCAAATGGTCCTTACTACTTAGATTAAATACTTGAGGTTTTCCTTGCTCCTCCCACCATAAATTCTGAACAGCCTTAACAACTTCCTCATCCAAATAAGGACCTCCACTAATAAACTTAATAGCTTCATGATCCTTAAAAGGTTCTAATGCGGAATCACTAAGACTATATCTACCTGTCTTAGTCTTCGGAAGATCCAAATCATAATACTTACACAATAATTGAGCAAAAGTCCCTGACCTTCTTGGAGGCATCTCTTTGTTCAAATACCATGAATAAAAATTATCCAAATGCGGCTCTATTTGCTGCATGATCTTATTAGTTTGATTCTCAATATCTAGTTTTAATTCCTCAGAGTACTTAGACAAAAGATCAACATCAACAACCACACCTTTAGACTCCATAGGAATAATAACTTCTTTATACATAGGCATGACTTCTTCAACAAAGAAGAATTTTTCTAACCTCTGTTTTTTAACTTCTTTCAAATAATGCTCATTAATTCTAAAAGTAAGCAAGCAATCCTGAATACAGTACTTACCTAGTATTTCGGCATCAGCCATAAAATAATCAGACGAAGGATTACCGCCATTAGCCTTAATAGACTCTTTCATTAACGCCTGCTCATCAACAGCTTCGTCACCATACAATTTCTTCGCCAACTCTTTCAAAGCAAAAGGACGCTCCTCATCGACTGTATGCTTTGCCAACATCCCATCAGACCATAAACTATTTACTAAGTCTACGCCAAAATAAGACATACAAAACCTACACTCAAATGAGGAGTTCCATCCCGTCCATTGCTTATCTTTTAATTTCGCTAAAATTTTCTTACATTCCTCAAAAGGAATTACTTCTTCTAACTCAGATCCGTTCCAGCGTAGATGAACAACGTAAAAGCCCTTTTCGCTATTACTAACTCCAAACCCAATAATTTTTTCTTGGCTTGGCATCAGTCCCGTCGTTTCAATGTCAAATGCCAAAAATTCATTTTGATCTATGAAAGTAGTAATGTCAATAAGATCTCTTACGTTGTCTATTATCATCTAAACCTCTAATTAATTATGCTACTAAAACATCAAAGGAATGAGCCATAGTTCCTTTATAGGTGCCTTTTTTCATTTCTTTTTTGCCTTCGTAGACTATTTTGCAGAAATCTCCAGGAGAGACTTCCTTCATTCTATGAGCTAAGTTCCCAGCATGATTAACAATAACAATAGTCCCGTCTTCTTGTTCGAACTTGTAATCATACTTATTAGGATCATACTTGTTCTCAATAGCCTCTAAAAAAGTTCCCTCTAAAAGATCTCCTACAAAGCCTTCATCAGCCAAAGACTTTGGACGGATAAATTTTACTGAAAACTCACCCTCTGACTCACCATTAGGTCTTTTCCATACTCTTTCTGACATATTT